ATTCATCAGTACTGAATACTGGATTGACTAGATTGCCTTCATTGTCTACTTGGTCAGTATAGATACCATACCAGTCAACTCCTCCTCCTCTTACGTTGCCAGTGTGAAAGTATGCAAACCTTTTCACTGTACATGGTATGCAATGGTAATCCGCTTCGTATGTGTAGGCCATTATGTTCATCGTGTCCTCCAGATATCAAATTCTCAGCTTTAACGCTGGATGGAGTGACCAACCGTAGTTGGCCACTCGACCAAAGTTGAAACTATACTCGCACCACAAAACCAGATTGATCCTTACGTGCTTTGCCTTTAGCGTATAGGTGTATGATCACGCCTGTGGGATCAAGGAATCTGAGATCAGATATATCGCCGTTGACTACTGGAATTGGCACGAATTGGTTATCTGCTTTAATCGTATATATCTCTGGTATTGGATCGTCTTTCTTACTGCTAAACACTACAGCAACACGCCTATCATTCGCCAAGTTTTCTAAAGCTTCAATTTCGTTTGATTCTGAACGTGAGAATGTTAGATCGTAATTGCTAGGCAATGAGTGAGTCGGTCGCTTGTGATATGGCCATTTTGTATAATCCATAAATTGCACATTGGGGAATAGTTCCATTATGTTATTAGCAATCTTTATACCATCGATTACCACAGGCGTTGATTCCCATTTAATATCACTAGTGCCATTTGGCCTAACCACAGGAGTTAAGTTTTCACGTTTTGCCTTACGCTCTAAAGCTTTAATTTCCTTGATTAGTTTTACCCAATAGGTTGCACGATCGTTGAAGTACAACACAGTGCGATTGATTCTAGCCTGTTGTACATCGTTGAATACTCCACGACCAGCAGTGTTCAGGCATCCACCAACACAGCCCAATGAAGCGAATGGACACAAGTTAACCAATTGGCCTAGTGCTTCACTTGCTAGCTGTTCGGGTGCCAGGTATTGTACGCCTGTGAGATAGCCGAATTTCCTGCCCTTTGACGTTTTCGGGTCGTTATCGATTGTTAATAGTTTCATCACGCCACGTCCCAACTATACGTGTGGCGTATGTGTTGCTTGGCTTTTCCATTGGCTTTAATTTTGGCGTGCCTGTTGTCGCGTTTTGCCTGTGCTTTTGTCGTGCCTTGTGCCTTACGTGTTTTGGTTCCATTGGTATTTGCCATTGTCTCACTTCCTAAATTTGTATTTGTGTTGTAATTTTGGGCGCGTTGATACTATCCATATCAACGCCTGTAACTGTATTTAATTGGTAGGCATACCCAATATATTAAATTGTCTAGGCTAGGCTAGTTTTTTGGTTTTATGTCTACAGATCGCGTGGCATAGTATTTAGCTGATCTATGCGCTATATGCCACGACTCACGGCCTGCGTATTTTCCGAATGCCTGCGCAGGCTCAGCATTACGCGGAAAGCCTAATTGATGATATGGTTCGGCTACTTTGCGAAGTCGTAGTCTTTCGGCTTGGATGCGGAAATGCTTATCACTGTGTAGACTCATGTTGCTATCCCCCTTTCCTATAGTGTTAATGTCCCGGGTTCCTGTTGTTGCTATCTGGCATCGTGGCTCTGTGTCCACTGACATGAACCAGAGTTGCAACGTAGACAAGATACCATATCATGAACCACATGTCAACACCTTGAACAATAGCTATAGCCTAGGCATATTACAACAGTGGCGTATATGGTAGCGTGATGGGGTGAGTGGTGGGTATTGTGTTGGATGTTTGCAATGGCGTGACACAGATATAAAAGAATCTAACACAGATACTATATCCAGATACTATATCCAGTCGCTGTATCGTGAAGCCATGCACAGCATCAAGTATCAGCAACCAAAACTAAACGCCAATGATCCCGGCGGGAAACATGGTGCTTAAGGATCTAGGCGCAAGTGCGCAGAACCCAAAAACCTTGCAACGGCCGACAGCGACAGGAGCTTGCGACTGTCGTCTGGAGGCTGTGTTAGTGTGTATTGAGGGGGTATGGCTTGAGAGAATAAGAGATATGGTAGGGATACCCTCGACAATTTGCTGCTGTTAAAGGCTTCCGTTGACAAAGGATCCCGGTTACTTTACTTTACTGGGTAACATGAAGTAAGATTCCGGTAAAGTTTACTGCTTTGTGCCTGAGACGGGCTACTTTACTTGGTAAAGTTTGGTAAAGTAGGGTAAAGTAAAGTTTATATAAGTATCTAATTACTTTACTTTACTACATACCCCCCTTAAGGGGGGTAGTAAAGTAAAGTAATTAGTAAAGTAATAGATATAGTAACGGAGGTGTTCGGTGACAAGGAAAAGAATCCCGCATGAATATGATGATGAGACGAAGAAGAGTTTAGCGGAGCTGTCCGTAAAGCGTCAGAAGATGCGGACTAACCAGGACAACTTTCTGAAGGGTTTGAAGGAGAAGGGTACGATTCTTAATGGGTTACGGAAGTCAGGTGTGGTGCGGTCAACATATGAAGACTGGATGGCTAACGATCCTATGTTTCCTGAGCGGGTGCTGGATGCACGGCAGGAGTTTGCCGAGGGACTGGAGGAAGTTATTGTCGGAATTGTCATGGACCCTGAAGCTGTTAAGAAGGTTCCCATCTTGGCAATTACGCTTTTGAATGCTAACCTACCTAATAAGTACCGTCCGGCTGCGATTGTTCAGGATGAGGTTGCGCGGGATCTGCTTAAGGAATGGCGTAAGGCTGCGAGGGAGCATCCGAAGGAGCTGGCGCAGGCATCCAAGAACTTTGAGACTCCTGTGGACCAGCAGATAGACGAGATTCTAAAGAGGAAGCAGAATGGCGAAGCCGAAGTCAATTAAGGCCATGAAGAAAGCCCGTAAGAAGGCTAGAAAACAGGATAAGGTAGGAAGGAAGAGATGACTACTATAGACAGGATTAAGGAATGGGTATCAGAATGGAATGAGGAAGCGTTGCTGGCAGACGGTTTTGAGGATGCAATTGTGGGGATTAGCGAGAGAATTGGGCGAGAACCCATAGTGGTGTACGATAAGGATAAGTGTATTGAGATCCTCGCAGAGCAAATGACATCGGACGATGAAGATGATGATCCGTATACTATGGCGGTAGAGTATTTTGAGTTCAATGTTATAGGGGCCTGGATGGGTGAGGGCACACCTGAGTTTATTACGTTATGGAATAACGAGGCAGGTGAATGACTACTGCGGTAAACCGGGAGAGCTTAACGTCGTACCTGTATAGCAGAGTGGACTTTACGCCGACTCCTGCGCAGGAGATCATACTTGCATCGCCGTATCGTTTTAACCTCGTAGCGGGTGGGGAGCAGGCAGGTAAGAGCATGATAGCGGCCAAGTATCTGCTGGCCAGGTTTCTGGAGACGGAGGGCAGAGGGCTTTACTGGCTCGTCGCCGCAGACTACGAAAGAACACGGGCTGAGTTTACTTACCTTGCAGAGGACTTTGCTAAACTTGGCGTGCTTAAAGAGGTTTCTAAACGTGTAGACCCCGGACATATTACACTCGTGGACGGCACGCTTATAGAGACGAAGTCCGCTAAGGATCCAAGGACTCTTGCTATGCGTGCCCCGGATGGTATTATTGGATGCGAAGCGTCTCAGCTTGATATGGAAACATTCTTCAGGCTGCGAGGCAGATGTGCGCCGAAGAGGGGATGGATGTTTCTGGGCGGTACATTTGAAGGGTCGCTTGGATGGTACCCCCAGATGTATACTGCATGGGCATCAGGGGCCGAACCTGAGGCAAGAGCCTTCTCGCTGCCCAGCTATACCAACACACATCTTTACCCAGGCGGCTCAACCGATCCTGAGATTCTGAAACTCAAGGAGGCATCAAGCGATGACTTCTTTATGGAACGCATTGAGGGCAAGCCTTCACCACCTCGTGGACTTGTATTTCCGGAGTTTCGACCCGATATGCATATCAGCGAACTTGAATACGACCCAGGAACACCCGTCCACCTGTGGATGGACCCGGGATACGCAGGAGCATACGCCGTCGAAGTCGTGCAGGTCAGAGGAGAACAGATCTGTGTTATTGATGAGATATATGAACAGGGACTTGTGACGGACGAGATCATCGATATAGCACGGAGCAGACAGTGGTGGAAGGATGTTAACTTCGGAGTTATAGATATAGCAGGAACACAGCACCAGGCAATGGCTGCGCCTACCGAGGTGTGGCTGGATCAGACCGGGCTGTACCTGTCGAGCCAGAAAATCAGGATTAATGAGGGAACAGAACGGCTTAAAGGGTGGCTGAAGATAGATTCTAAGACCCACTCTCCGCGGATAGCATTCTCGCCAAAGTGTAAGGGCGTACTGTCTGAGTTTGGTTCCGTTGCGTCTCCCATCGACGGGCAAACACGGGCCTATAGATGGAAAGTTGACCGTGATGGTAATATAGTAGGTGATACGCCCGAAGATAAGAACAACCACGGAGTGAAAGCCTTGATATATGGCTTGGTAGACCGATTTGGCTATGGGTATATAGAACACAGGAACAAAATCTCTGTGAAACGGTGGGTGTAAATGGCACGCAGAAAACCCGAAGACATCATATCACTGGTTGAAGGACACTACGAGGCCACGGAGCCGTTGCGGGACCGCATGGAAGAAGACCACGCCTTATACAGGCTTAGTCCTTACGATGCAGGCGAGGGCTACCAGAGTTATACGTCTAATGAACCCCAGACATTTGCCGATAAGGTGATGGGCTGGATTGCAAGCGCAGACATGACCGTCAGAATACCCCATGACGGGGCTGACGAAGAACTCCGCGACAAGAATGACCAGAAGGAACGGTTCCTGATTGGCATACTCAGATCAGCAGACGAGCGTCTGTGCTCTCTGATGATGCCTAATCTTAGGGATCAGCTTGCCTGGTACACCGTTATACGGGGCTGGTACGCAGGACGGGCATTACTTGCCAAGCGCGATGATGGATCTACTTATGTGGATGTCACGCCGTGGGATCCGCTTCATACTTACTGGGGTCTTGGTCCTGAAGGACTAGACTGGGCCTGCCATAAGATGATTAAAACCAAGGATCAGATCTTTGCACAGTATAATGTGAAGGTTGACTGGGATGCGCCGCAGCATGCAGACGGATCTTTCGTGTACGACTTCTATGATAAGGAGATGAACACGATTGTTATCCACAACGGTGATACCAATAACCCGCAGTATAAGATTGCCAAGAAGCAGATGAAGCATGGAGCCGATCAGGTTCCTGTATTTATCGGGCCTGTCGGTGCCAATCCACTGATCATGGGACTGAATAATACTACTATTGTAGATACCATAGCGGATATGGGCGAGAGTGTGTTCCGCTCTACTAGAGATTTATATCCCAAGCATAATCTTATGATGAGTACGCTGCTGGAACTCACCGCCCGGTCACGAAGACAGGGACTGAAGGTGAAGTCACGGGACGGCACTAAGACCTTAGATGAGGATCCGTACTTGGAGGGTTCAGAGATCTCCCTTGCACAGGGGGAAGAAGTAGAACCCCTGGGACTTCTCGAAGTAGCGAAAGAGACTGGCGCATTTATGAGCCTGGTCTCAGGAGAGCTACAGCGTGGCTCCCTGCCCCACTCCGTGTACGGGGACCTACCATTCCAGCTATCGGGTTACGCCATTAATACCTTGAGGCAGGGCGTAGATACAGTAGTAGGAAAGTATCTCAGGTCTATTGAGAAGGCTTACCGCATGATATTTAATATTATTGCTGACCAGTATGCATCCGGCTCATATAAGTCAATGGAAGTATCTGGTATGGATCGTAACCGAACCTACTTCGCACAGGAGATTACAACCGATGTGATCAAGGGTGCGGGTATGGCAGAGGTACATTTGATCGGACAATTGCCACAGGACGACATGACGAAGTTCTCGATGGCACAGATTGCACGGGAAGGACCGACTCCTCTTCTGTCAGACAGGGCGATACGGGATCGCATCCTTGCAATACAGGATGCCGACCAGATGGACGACGCCATTAAGGAACAACTTGCCGAGAAGATGCTGCCGGAAGCTACGCTATGGTCCATGATGCAAGCTGCTGAGAGGCAGGGGCGACAGGATCTCGTTGACTTCTATCTTGGTGAGCTAATGTCAGTATTACTTGAGAAGCGGCAGATTCTACAGCAAAAGATGGCATCAGCAATGGCACCGCCTATGCCAGAAATGGGAGCACCGCCTATGGGCGGCGGCCCAATGCCTGGTGGACCAATGCCTGGTGGTCCAATGGGACCACCCCCAGGCGGCCCTCCGGGTTTCCCTCCTGAAGTAATGCCTAATGCTGCAATGGGTGTGCCTCCACCGATGCCGGTGCCGCAGGCAGGACCAGTGGTGCCACCGGGAACTCCTAGGCCAGGCGCACAAGGAGGACCATAATGGCCGTTTGGGATAATCTGCCCAAGGTGTTTGCAAGCCTGATGCCCTTAGCGTCTATGCCAATCGGGGCAACCTTTAATATGGTCTTCAAAAATCAGAGCCTTGACGAGGCTGCATCTGAAGAAGCTTCCAAGGCACTGGGTGGTATCGATAGGGCAGATGACTTCGCTTATTATTCAGACGAGAATGCTATTGATAAAGCCATGTATCAGCTTACGAACCCTAATGCGCTTATGACCCCGTGGGGGCCGACGCTTGATGATGCTAATATAGACATGATTCTGATGGAGAACCCCGGACTTGAGTCCATGATGGATCTTAGTCCGGCAGCGAGAGAGGCATTGGTCAGGGATGCTGACGACCTCATTGACAATGCAGGCGCAGGCGGGTGGCTGAACGACTTTATGGATAGCGCGAAGGACAACGCTATGGCGTTGGGGTTAGATGTAATAGAGACTGGCAAGAATATGTTTGATCAGTCTATGACTATGCTAGGTGATACCATGAGCAAGTCATTGCCCGCTCAGGTAATAAATGCCAGCTTACCTTCTTCAGGCCCTGAGGTGGGTAATATAGGGAGAGTTGGTCTGGGCAGTCCGATGATCAATGTTTCAGGCACGGCAGTTGCTGGGCCATCAGCGATTGAGCCGCGGGAAGGCACGAAGCTTATGTCCTATGCTGATACCGTGGATCTTAGTGATCAGGAGATTCTTAATGAACACTTTAACTCATCATTGTATTCAGACGAGAGCGACCTAGAGATATTCCAGGATTTCGTGGCTGGATTACGAGAGCCAGATCCAGCGATAGGATGGAAACTTCCTGGGATTCAGAACTGGATTGAGGTCACTCCTGAACTGAAAACCGAGAGGCCGGAATTATTTAATGCCCTTACATGGGCAATTGATATGAAGATCGAGACCGATGAGTCTCGTATTCATCCTGAGGATAAGGTCAACTGGGGCGATATTACAGACTACACGCGGCCAGTTGATACAGGTATGCCTGCTTGGTTGGTGAGTGACGAAGGCACAGAAGAGGCAGATAAGGCAGCTCCGCCCCCAACGCCAGCGCAGATAGCATTTGAGAGAGGTGGAGCAGAAAGCCTTGTCGAAAGCGAGATTGTTCAGGAACTGTTTGTGCCGAAGTTCTATCAGGCGATGAGTAAAGTACCGAATGCCAACCATAGTGCTGTGCAAGAGAACATGGATGCGTTATTCTATGATGCCTGGATAAACTTTGCTATATGGACTGCTCCGTCTGGAGCACAAAACATGACTCCGGAAGCCTTTGCGCAGTTCCTTGATCGACCTGGCCTGACTGTTGGCGATTACGGCGATCTCGAAGTGGATACTGCGCGAGCGGCTCCGCGAGAGGGATATGTGTGGGATCCAAAGCGTCACACACAGGGCGAAATGTTTTATGCTAACATCGAGAAGATCAAGGATGCATTAAGGGAGGAATCCCTAGACCCAGGTGGAGCGTACAGCCAAGGGAACTCAGCGATCCTTTCAGTCTTTGGTCAGAATGCAGGTGATACCGGCAAGTATAACCGTGATCGCCTGGCAAAACTGTACGCGACAGGCTTTGAGACAGGCTATATTGCAACAGGCATACACGAGACAGTGGGCACCACGATGGATTACTGGCGCAATATGGGGGTTGAGGAATGGGATATCTTTGACCGCATGACTAAAACTCCGTATGAAAAGGCAGTCGCTGCTACACCATATGGAGAGCGGGACTATTCTATCCCCCAGACACCAACAGCGGTGCCGCAAGCTCCCATGATTAATATGATGGATCCGCAATTAACGGGAGGCACAAGACAATCTGCGATGACTGCCGGTCAGCTACCACTAGCCGAGACGGTAGCCGAACCAGGGATTAATATGATGGATCCGCAACTGACTGGCGGGACACGGGGACCAGGACTGTACGCAGCAGCGTTTCCTCCACAAGGCCGAGAAGATTTGAATCAGGCAGATCTCGCCGCCTATGAGGCGACAACCAAGCCCTGGCGAAACTTTCCAGTTTCGGCAGGAATGCACGACGAGGCTCTGAGTCAGCTAGAAGCTGCCAGGTATGATGCTGAGGGGGAGCGAATGCCAGGAGGCACAGTATACAAACCATATGAAAGCACGGTTGCACCTGCACCTGACGAGAAAATACCCGACGAAACGCTTCGGTCGATGCCTGAGCCGTTTGACGACGAACAGGATGCACGGCGTAAGAGTGGTCTGCCGTATCTAACAGGACGATGGACTGGTGGTACCAAGGCTCAGTTTGATCGCTTGAGTCTTAGGGACAAGAACGTTATTAGGTCTGGAGACTTATGGGTATCAGGCACAACCTTTGTGCCGACAAAAGGATATAAGCGCGAAGTCAGTCCGACGGCAGCGCGAATCACAGCAATCATATAGTATAAGAAGGAGTACGAGATAATGACTAATACATGGGGGGGACTCAACGGGGAGACACCGTATACAACGGGACAATGGGGCACAGGAGGAGCAGCAGGCGCGTTTACTGGTTTAGCATCCGACATAGACTGGGCGCAAATGCGTACTCCAGAGCAGGACTGGCAACAGTTTATGCTGGGCGTTGCGCCAGGTATGCAGCGCGCACCTATGCAAGAAATGGGACAGCGACTTAGAGCAAGGTACGCATTGGCATCGCCCTATATGGCAAACGTAGCGGGCGGGGGGTATGAGCCGAGCTTTGCCCAGTTCCTTGCAGGCGGCCCTACAGGGCAGGCCGATTATAATACGCTCCGGGCACGGGCACAGACAGCAGCCAATATAGCCGGGTTAAGCCAAGCGGACTATGCAACCCAACTGATGGAGGCTGGTGGCCCTGGCTCAGAGGCAGGCCGTCGATTAGCGATGCAGGCAGCCTCCTTCAATCCTCTGCAAGGGGGGTCGACTGCTAACCAGGCAGCAATTGCCAATCTACTTGCGCTACAGCGCGGGCCAGGCCAGGGGTCATACCAAGGTGCTGTAGGCGATGCGATACAGAGAGCTATGAGTGCAATGTATACAGCGCGACAGGCTGAGGGGTATGATCCAAACACATTTCTTAATTGGTACATGGGTATGACAAACCCCGCTACATAAAGGAGTAGCTTATGACGACGCAAAATCCTTATCAGAATCCATACGGAGATTTAACTACGGACTGGTGGACTAAGGTACTAGAGCAGTATGAACCTGCCCAGTATTACAGTTCGCCTACCGGCATGGCATTTGGTCAAGGCAGCCCGCGTCGACGCAGGTATGTCTCCAATGCTTACCAGGATATATTCCAAGATTACCTGGGAGCCGCTGGCACTGCTATGCGGGCAGGGCAGGCTCCGACTAGTTTTATGGAGTATCTGGAAACTGATCCTTGGACTAAGAGATACTCATCGTTGCCACAGGCAACAAGGGGCGTAACTGGCATGGCCGCAAATCCACGAACAAGGTTCTTATATAACTTCTAATGAGTAATGGTCTTCGGGATCCTGACAGTCTAGAACGACTAAGACGCAAGCGCACCGCTGGCGGTATGCCCGAATGGGTAGGCAAGATATTGCCTGGCATGGAGCGCGCCGATCGATTGCTTGGCCTTGGCTGGGGCACGCTTGGGGCATTGACCTCATGGCTTCCTGGTCCGGCTGGACTGTTGGATCCGACGGCTAGACAGGTCGTGCCTGGATACCAAGACTGGGTACCAGATCCCGCAAAGGTTCCTGAAGCCGCTAAAGAATTCTGGAAACTAAGCAGACAGGGTGAATGGGATCCTGCTATTACTGCGGCTCAGGCCAAGATGGATGCAGGGACGGGTTACTGGGGGCTATCAGAGCTGGCTGCGGGTGCCATTATTCCTACAGGCGCACCGGCCGCTATAGGCAAGGGGCTTATCAGAGCCGCACCAAAGCTTGCCGGGACTCTTGGCAGACTAGCCCCTGCCGCTACAAGAGAGGCGACAGAGAGGGGATTAAGAACGGGAATCACTGGCTTAGGCAAGGTGGCTCGTGCTCCTTGGGAGGCTGAGGAATGGCTTGGCCGTCAGGCACTTGCAGTACCTGCTGGTATATGGCGCGGCATACGAGAGCCTCTGCTGGGTAGCCGTGCTTATGATACAGGTCTTGCTGATGCCGTGGATCAAGGCGTAGCAGATATTGCAGATGACCTGGTTGGGCCTTCGATCGTCGATGAGGCAGAAGAAGTGGTTCCTTTTGGTGGAGCACCAGAGCCATTGCCAATTGGCGAGACTCCATATGAGGGATTATCGCCTATGCAAACTCGGATGCCGGGGGTGATTGGTATGCGGGGGCAAGAGCGAGCGGTACTGACTACCAGAGAGGGACTAGAGCAAAGCATCGGCGAGCACAAGAACATTATTAGACAGGCCGAGGAGGACCGGAGGCGGGCACGGATGGGCGCACCAGGAACAGGGTGGGAGGATTACTTTGCTGGATTAACTCCACGGATACGACCTCCCAAGGCATTTGAGAAGGCTATGGAAGAATATGCTGCGTTGATTCGAGGCCATGAGGACACAGTGCAGCACCTGCAAAGACAACTTGATGACCTTACTGCACGGGAGAAAGTTCCAGATGCTCCTATTCTGTCACAGGCGGAACAACAGCAACGGTCTGCGGCCATTAAATTGGACCTTCAAAAAGAAATAGCAGCAACTTCAGGCCAAAAACGCAAGAAGGCTGTCGAGAGGCTCCGACTGGTAGAGGAAGCCGAAGAGTTGCGTTTGCCTAAGATGCGTATTGAAGAAGAAGCGCGGCTCGCTCAGTCCCAGGAGAGGCTTGCTCAAGATATTGAGGGACAACGCTCTACAATATATGACGAAGAATACGACCGACTCCTTAACGAGGAGGCTGCCAAGCCTGACGCGATGTCTAGAGAAAGGATCTTAGAGGCACAGGCAGTGTCGCCTGATGCTGATATCCTAACACTGAAGGCGCGAGCACGGGATGCTACAGATTTACGCTTGCGTAAGCAACGCATACAGCAAGGACTGGAGCCTGACTTCGAGATTGATCGCAATGGCAATATTATACCCAAGAAGCCTGTCGAAGCTCCAATAGATCCAAAGGATCGTAAAATACAAGATCCACGGAGTATGGATGAGGCTGTTGACCTATCACAGAGGGACAAGATAGGCCGCGTGATTGCGAACAAGCCAGGAATTAAGCAGATCATTGGGCCTCTCAATCGCGCTGCCGTAGCTGGCAAGGTAGAGTTAAAGGGACTTATAGGCAGGGCAATGCTTATGTCCGAGGGACAGCAGAAGACACAGGTAGCTATGGCATCCTTGCTACGACTGGGTAAGTTTTCAGATCTATTTGGCGCAGTGGATCAGAGTGGCTTTATTGCTATGGGCCAGGGACCGGTGGCGAATCCATTTGCAGGCATGTCACCGAATGATTTGCGGACAAACTGGCGAGGCTGGTTAGAGCAGGGCGAGTTTACTATGCCGCTACGGGAGGGGCAGACTGTGCAGCAGAAGGGTGCGTTTGCGTTAAACAAGAACCAACGAGATTGGCTGGAAGCCGCTAGCCTGCTTGAGAAGGAGAAGCTAGATTTCCTGAAGCGTAACGGCATAGACATTACGCCGTTATCATTTGATGAGGGAGGCGAATATGCGGGCAGACGGGTATATGCTAAGTTTGATGGTGCGGGCAACCTAGAGCAGTCTGCGACGTTTAACGACTTAGGACAGGGACGTATAGGGGCACAGCCATCATTCGGTAAACAGCGACAGTATGCCACTCAGGCTGATGCACTGGACGACGGACTGCGCTACTTACCAGAAGAAGATGCCCTTGCCCTTAATATACAAGCCGCATATAACACCGTTGCTAACAGGAGGTTTTCTGACTGGCTCATTAAGAACATACCGGACTTCAAGCTGGAACCTAATGCCGAGCTTTCATTCCGCAAGTTTATCAAAGGAGAACAGCAATTTGGCTTTGGCGACGAGGTATTGGCCAGAAGTTTAGGGCCGGACTTTAGCGCAAGGGCGTTTAAGGGGCCTCGTGCTAAAGAGGCACTAACGGCATTGCAGGCAGAAATATCAGCCCCTCAGTTAAACAGAGCTTTGGGTCTGGCTAACCAGGCTAATGGTGTTGCAAGATTCTTTACACTGGCTGGCGACATAAGCCCGTTCCTGATCCAGCTACTATATATGGCTGGCACAGATCCAGTAGCATATGGCAAGGCTATGAGAGGATTCGGATTGGCCTTTCAGGACCCAGCCTTCCATGACGGATACCTTGCCAAGCACGCGGACACTGTAAACAGGCATCAAAATCTAATAACAACCCGTAATGGGGTTGAATTTACAGAGGCATTTGACCGAGGCGGGTGGCTACAGGAAAAAACTGAAGGCCCAGGGCTGAAGGGTCTGGCGGCCAGAGGTTTTAACATATATCGCGGAGGACTGAGTAAGTTCCAGGTCGGATATAATGCGGCCCTCGATGTTGCTGGTATAGAAATGGCAGAAGGGCTTGAGCATCTGGCGAGGAATGCCGATGGCACTATTGACGCTGTGAAGATGGCCGACATAGATGACTTTGTTAACGAGATGCGGGGACTGTCATCAAGTGCAAGGGTGGGAGTCTCTCCGCGAATACGACAAATAGAGACATCTCTACTGCTTGCGCCACGGTATAACAGGGCTATTGCGTCATTACTGTGGGATACTGGGGTTGGCATCGCTCGCACCTTCGCGCCAGGGCAAGGATTTCTAGGGCAAAATCAACCCTTGCGTACCAAGCTGGCACGGGACGGCATGGGGAAGGCAATTGCAGGACTATCGGCGTTGAGCGTGGCATTGACTACAGCGCATTATATCGCCAACACAGATGAGGACAAGTATAATGTTGGTGAATGGGCAGATAGCGTGCAGGAGCACATGACTCCTACCTCCAGCAAGTTCTTCACATGGGACCTCTTTGGCAGAAATATTGGACCGGGAACCAAAGTAAGAAGCGTGATACAGCTTATCGCGAAAAGTGCTATTGACCCTATGGATTTAACCAAGGGCATTACAATGGAGAATCCGATGGTACGATTCCTGCGTGGTAGCTCGGCTCCTGTCATAGGCAGGGGGGTTGATCTGCTGTCTGGTTATAACTATGTTGGCGAACCAACCAGAAACGAAATGGGCGATCTAAGAGG